TATTAAATTATACTAAGACAATGGCGTCAGATGCAGAACCTGCGGTCAAAGAAAAAGCAAAAGCCGATTTAAGAGCGGCTGAACAAGGCATTAACGAATTAACAAAAACTAAAGAATTTCAAGACAGAGTAAGATATCAACAGTTTTACACAGATGCAGGCAGCCAAGTGGGAGAATTTTCTTCAAAAGTATCTGCCGCTAATCGAAACATTAACGAAGCTATTCGTGCCGAACAATCAAAAGAAGGCGGAGACAAAAATGCAAGTGTAACTTCTATAATACAGGCATATACGAAAAAAGTAGAAAAAGACGAAGAACAAAGAAAAAATGAAACAGAAGATCAGAAAAAAGAAAGAAAAGCTCAGGAAGAATTATCAAAAGACATGCTTCGCGGACAACAGATATTAAATCAACAGAGTACAATACTACTAGGTGAATTATTAAAACTAGGAGCAAATAAATTAGGTTCTGAAGCTTTGAAATATGATATATCGAGTAAATTAAATCAACAAAAACCGGACGGTAGTCCTAATACATTTAACCCTGACAACATACAGCGTAAGACCGAGGAGATTTTTAATGCAATAACAGATGCTGTAGGTAAAACTATGCCTGCTGGATTTGTTAAAGGCTTAGAAAATGCTACAGACATTATTGCAAAATATGGTAAATCAGCATTCGATTGGGCTTCAGATAAATTAACTGGAAATGTAAAACCCCATGCAACTGGAACTATGGGAGTGTGGGGAGAACTATTTCACGACTTTAATACTAACGGTGAACTGCATCAGTTAGACGGTCGAGAAGCAGTGGTCACCGAAGCCCAATTTTCTAATATTATCAATAGTGTTGCCGGAACTGCAATGAATATTTCAAGCGATATTCAAAAAACTAATAGTAATACTGCCGGAGCTCAAGTTAATCAACTCAATGATGCTCATTTAACTGATATCAAACAACTGCTAGGACAGTTAAATACATTTATGTCACATTTGCCTGAAATTGCCAGCAATACTGATAAACAAATACGTGCCTTAAAAGATCTGCATCCAGATCTTCACGCCTAAAGGATAATCGATGAGTTGGAAAAAATATTTTACACCCGTCCCTGTTAACGGTCAGTTACTAAGCCCTATCAGCGGGCAATCTAGCGGAAACCGTCCAGGACCAGCACGTACAAATTATTCCAGCTATTTGCCAGATGTGTACACTGGTAGTCCAAACCGTATTGAACGTTATGCTCAATACGAAGTCATGGATAGCGATCCAGAAGTTAATGCGGCACTAGATATTCTTGCAGAATTCTGCACACAAAAATTAAAAGATTCTAAGAGTCCATTTGCTATTAAATGGCGCAACAAAGCAACTAACGCTGAAATTAAAATCTTAGGTGAATATCTACAGCAATGGAACAAGCTACAACAGTTTGATACTCGCATGTTCCGTATTGTGCGTAACACATTCAAATACGGAGATGCATTCTTTGTACGTGATCCAGAAAATCAAAAATGGAATTGGGTCGATTCTGCACAAATTATTAAAGTTATTGTAAATGAAAGCGAAGGTAAGAAACCAGAGCAGTTCATTATTAAAGATCTTGCTCCTAATTTTGAAAATTTAGTAGCAACACAGATCACTCCACAAGTTGGACCACGCCAAGGCGGACAAGGATCACAAACTAGCGGTGGAAATTTTGGTGGAAGCACAAGTGGCGGTCCAGGTGGTGGCAAAGGTCCTACTCCAGGCAACACTAGTCGCTTTGGTTTAAATCAAAAAGAATCTGCTGTCAATGCAGAACATGTCATACATTTAAGTTTGTCAGAAGGGCTAGACAACAACTATCCATTTGGCAACAGTTTATTAGAGAATATCTTTAAAGTTTACAAACAAAAAGAATTATTAGAAGATGCTATTCTAATCTATCGTATACAACGTGCTCCAGAACGCAGAGTATTCCACATTGATGTAGGTAATATGCCTCCGCATTTGGCCATGGCATTTGTAGAACGTGTAAAGAACGAAATCCACCAACGTCGTATTCCTTCACAAACAGGTGGAGGACAGAACGTCATAGACTCTGCATACAACCCTCTAAGCATTAACGAAGATTATTTCTTCCCTAAAACTCCAGACGGCAAAGGTTCCGACGTAACAATGCTAGAAGGCGGTAAGAATATTGGCGAGATTGATGACTTGAAGTATTTTACTAACAAGTTATTCCGTGGATTGCGTATTCCTAGTAGCTATTTGCCTACAGGACAAGATGACAGTCAAAGCAATTTCAATGACGGTCGTGTTGGAACAGCATACATTCAAGAACTACGTTTCAACAAATATTGCGAACGTTTGCAAAGTTTGTTAGTTCATATCTTTGATGAAGAGTTTAAACGCTTCATGTATTACAAAGGCATGAACATTGATCCTAATTTGTTTGAATTAAACTTTAATCCACCGATGAACTTTGCAAGTAGCCGTCAAGCTACTATTGATGCAGAGCGTATTAACACCTTTAGTACCATCAGTGCATTGCCTTTCGTGTCAAAACGCTTTGCATTTAAACGTTTCCTAGCCCTAACCGACGAAGAAATTGCAGAAAATGAACGCATGTGGGCAGAAGAAAACGGTCACGGTGAGCCAACTACTACAGATAGTCAAGGTGAATTGCGTGGTGCAGGGCTTAGTGCCGCTGGTATTGCAGGCGATTTAGCTGGTGCAAGCGATATGGAAGCACCTGAAGATATGCAAGGTCCTGAATCTGGTGAAGGTGCAGGTGGTGCAGTACCTCCTAGTACCGGCGGAGCAGGTGTAGCAGGTGGTGCTCAAGGACCGGTTTAATATAAATATAGTATGATCCTACGTGAATTGTTTTATATTGATCCAAGCACTCGTAATGTAGCTAACGACTTACGCTACGAGCCCCATCGTGACGATACTCAATTACATAGAGACGATACACGTAAGACACGTTTAACTCTTAGACAAATCAACGAATTACGCAAAAGCACAGAAGCACACATTCTAGAACAAGAAAAAGAACTAGAATTTATACATGCCATGTATGCAATGCCTGCTCCTGAAGCTGGTGCACCTCAATAATAATAAAACAGTCAAAATTTGACTGTTTTTTGCCTATATCACCCCGTTTTTTTAACATAGGTGTAAATATTACACAGCCTTGTATCTATAACAACAGGAGAATTTAACATGACTGACCGTGCTCAATTTGAAGCCATGCTTGAAGCGTTAATCAATGACGACCAACAAGCGGCAAAAGAAATATTTCATAATATCGTAGTAGGCAAAAGCCGTGAAATCTACGAAGAACTACTAGCAGAAGACTTTGGTATTGCTGGTACAAACAAAAAAGATTCCGGAAATCCATACACAGAAGAGATGGAAGAAAAGGATATGGAAGAAGAAAGCTCCGAAGATGACGGGGAAGACAAAGAAGAAAACCCATTCGGCGGCGATGATGCAGAAGATGATGCAGAAGATGATAGCGATGATGCAGAAGATGATAGCGATGATGCAGAAGATGACGCAGAAGCTGATATGGATGACGCAGAAGATGACGCAGAAACTATCGATCAAGATGCAGGCGACATGGAAGATCGCGTAATGGATCTAGAAGATGCATTAGAAGATCTAAAAGCAGAATTTGAACAGCTATTGGCTGGTGAAGAACACGAAGAAGAAAACGAGCCAGGTATCCATGGTGATGGCGCTCCAATGCACGATTTAGGTGCTGAGATGGGTGGTGACATGGGTGGTGACGATGATCATGAAATGGGCGGTTTAGATGAACTAGCTCACATCATGGAATACGTTAACAAGATCGGTGCTCCATACGAATCAGGCAAAAACATTGCTGGTTCAACAGAAGGCGCACACGTTGGTGCTCAAGCTGGTTCAGTTACAAGCAACATGTACAAGAAAAGTGCTATCGACGGACACATGGTAAACAACATGGGCGGCACTTCAGAAAACATTGCACAGAATCATGTAGAAGTAAAAGGTGATGCTGGCACAAGAGCTGGTGGAACTAAAGGTGGTTTAGCTGATCCAAGCAATCCAAAACCATTAATCGGTGATACAATGAACCGTCCAGGTGGCGATGCTGGTAAGAAAGCGTTCCGTGATCGTCAAAATGGTTATGGTGGTGTAGACAGTAGTGGCAATCAGAAAAAAGCACAAGGTAAAGAAGTAGGTGCTAAAGATTCTAATGGCCGTGGCGAAAGCAACACACAAAGCGTTTTACGTGCTCGTAAATAATTAAAAGAGACTATTAAAAGTATGTCTTTATACCTCCGAGAGAATCTCAGTTTCAACGAAGCAAAAATGATCGTTGAATCTGATGACAAAGATGGGAAAAACTTGTACATGTCCGGGATTTGCATCCAGGGCGGTATTAAAAACGCCAACCAGCGTGTTTACCCTGTTAATGAGATTGGCAAGGCTGTTAAGACCCTTAACGATCAGATTCAAAACGGTTATTCAGTTCTCGGAGAAGTGGATCATCCAGATGATCTAAAAATTAACCTGGACCGCGTAAGTCACATGATAGTTAATATGTGGATGGACGGTCCTAACGGTTACGGTAAATTGAAAATTTTACCAACCCCAATGGGACAACTAATCCGCACCATGTTAGAAAGTGGTGTGAAATTAGGAGTTAGTAGTCGCGGATCCGGAAACGTCAGAGATGACGGATCCGGTGAAGTTTCAGATTTTGAGATTATCACAGTAGATATGGTAGCTCAACCCAGTGCTCCAGGAGCATATCCTACACCAATTTATGAACACTTGATGAACAATCGAGGCGGATTAAGTGCCTTACGCATAGCGCAAGAGGTGAAAGGTGATCCCAAGGCACAGAAATATCTCAAAGAGAGCTTATTAAATATAATAAGCAAACTCCAATAATAAGGAGAATCATATGTTGGATGCACTAAAACAGTTATTTGAAAACAATGTGATTTCTGAAGAGATCAAAGAGTCAATTGAACAGGCTTTCGAAGCTCGCATCAGCGAGTCACGTGAAATGCTTACTCAACAACTACGCGAAGAATTCGCACAAAAATACGAACACGACAAGAACACAATGATTGAAGCTGTTGATCGCATGATCAGCGAGCAACTTTCTGCCGAGATTGTTGAGTTTGCTGATGATCGTAGTCAACTAGCTGAAATGAAAGTTAAGCTAGCCAAAGAAAAGAAGAAGACAGCCGAAGTAATGAAAGAATTTGTTACACGTCAACTAGCTTCTGAAGTTCGTGAACTACATGAAGATCAAGTAGCAATGGCAAGTAAATT